CTCCTACTGTAATAGCGTTAACAACTCCATTACTTATAGTCGCAGTTGCCTTTGCTATTGTGGTGCTTCCAATACCAGCAAATCCTGTGCCACCAATACTTATGGGTTGTTGTATCGTAACCGTAGGAGCAGCACTGTAACCCTCACCACCATCGGATATTACAACACTTGTGATAGTTCCAGCAGCAGAAACTGTTGCTGTTGCAGCAGCACCTGCAAGAAACTCATATTGTGCACTTGCATTAACAATTTGAATATCCTTTTGGAAACTCCTATCAATTGGGTTTTCATTCTCAGGATTAAAGAATGGTTTACAACTATCAATGAATATCACAGTTGATCCAATACCAACTGATTGTGTTAGATACGCAGTTGGGAAAAGACTAGGCTCATATAGAGGTCTATCTTTACGAACAATTCTTCCATCAATAAACTTATCCTCAAGTTGTCTATACCATTTAACAGGTCTAGTTTCAGTGGCATCATCACCCAAACCTCTACCAAAGTATTGATTGGTAACTACAGTATCAGAGGATTTAATTTCACCAACTGTTCTTGGAAACTCAACAAATGTTCTTGTGTTATATGCAGGATCAAATCCAATCTGTAGATCATCACCAACTTTAACAGTTTCTAAAATATCTCTATCTTTTACGTCTTCACCACCAGTTCCTCTATAGAAGAACATTCTCATAACATCACCTGAATTTGGTGCTTCAGTAAGTGTTATTGTTCCACCACCATTAAATTCATAACCTTCACCAGGCACTTGTAAAACGTCGTTTATAGTAAGAATAATGGTTTCCCTTACAACAACATCTGAACCACTTGCTGCTTGAATAGCGAACGCTTCACCAGCAACTGTGAGTGGGAATTGTTTTCTAGTTCCATTGAATAGACTTGAGAAATCATCAAGAGCTTGAAGTTCACCCATTGTCCACATATTGAATTCATCATGATGAACTCTATCAATTATTATCTTGAATGGTTTGAATAAGTGTGCGTCTATTGGGATAGCATAAGATTCACCAGGTGCAGTTGCAAATGTGGGAACTGTTAATACATGAGAATTACCATATCCAAATCCTGTGTTGGTAATTTCAAAATCAATGACACGGCCACCTGTGGTTGCAACACCAACTGTGATATTTGCTCTTGCTTGTGTTCCACCAACGCCTGGTGTAGATGCGTGATCATAATGGAGAGGAATGTCTTGATAAGGTAAAGGTGGATCAATGATCGCCTCAAATGTAGAAGAACCTACGCCAGTAAAGCCAGGAACAGGATTAGTCTGCGTAATAGCAATACTCACAACACGACCATTTGTAACTGCTGCAGTTCCAATAAATTCTATGACAGGTGTTCCTGTGGAGGTTGTAAAGGCAACACCAACTTTAACCTCAGTAGCGATACCTACACCACCGATTGAACTTGTTGTTGCTCCCATGGCAGGGCCAGGATTTACCCTATAACCAGATCCACTATTACCGATACTAACTGCAGTGACAATACCAGAAGAAGCAAAACGTATAGTTGCACCAGCACCAACTAATGGTTGATATCCAAAACCTTCACTTGAAGATACGGAAACTATTATACCACCTCTTGGAACAGATCCACTATTAATATCATTTGCTATGGAAGACGCGGTTCCTGTGAAGGTTACAGATGAAATTCCAGATATCTCCTCTAATTCATAATCATTAACTTGACCAGCACCCTGTAGTATTCCATTTATCATTAAAATACCAAGGTTTGTAGCGATACCAGTTAGATTTTGTTTGTTACTTTGTAGTGTAAATACTTTCTTACTGCCATTAAATTGTTCAGAAACATCGTCAATAGCATAGTTTCTAGAGTAAGCATCAAAGTTACCACCCTTAATACCAGATCTATTAAAGATTCTTCCACTGAAACTTGAGGTAGTTGTGATACCAACAAAGTCTCTGTCATTAGGTGGTGAAGTTGCCACACCTACTTTTGGTCTATTTCCAATTGGTGCTGCAGCAAAGTTAAGAGTGCTGTCTTTAATATTATAATTACCACTCATTTTTTCAACAATATCATGTGTTGAATGATCCTGAATAACAGTTCCCATCCAATTTCGATGAACTCTGACTTTGTTAGTTACACCTGCATGATTAGTTGTAATTACCTTCATCATTTCACCAGTTGTAGCAGATCCAACTCTAATAACATCCCCAGTAAAGATTGATGTTATACCAGAGGTGGTCATGATAGTTTCACCTTTAGTAAAGTTAGAAGCTAATGATACAGTAATTCCAGTTCCAACAATTGGGCTTTGAATGATATTATCAATCGCTATTAATGCTCTTGTATTTTGATTTTTACTTACTAAACTATGAGAAGTTCCTATACCAACTGAACTAAGATCTAATACAATTGGATTAACCTTTAATGCGTTCTCTGCAGTTGCTGCAAGTTTAACTAAACTACCACTAACTTTAACAATAAAGACTGAATCAGGAAGATAAGTTATATTTGAAGGAGAAGTAGCAGTTGTTGCTGCAATACCAATAGCATCTGTGGTTGCTCCAACACCTGTAGTAGTACATCCTATTATTGGTTGTTTTATGCGATATTCAACCTCTTCACCAGTTACAAAGAAATGATTTGGAATACTTATAGTGTTATTTGTTAAGTTGACAATATCTGTGCTTGTCGCATCAAAGTTCTTTTTGAATATTTCATTACTTTCATTTTGTATTGAGAATTCTCTTCTAGCACCAAAGAATGTTCCCTCGTAAACATCAAACTTACTCTGAATTGATGCTGACTGAAGTTCAATATCTTCTGTTTTAGAACTATCCTCAACTACCTTAAGAGCATGAATAAATGTCTTAACTTCTACAGCTGTATTTGCTTTTGGAACAAATGTTATTTCTGTGAAACAATCCGATCCATCTCTTCTTCCATCTATAGTTCCTATACCACCAACTGATCCTGCACCTGCTCCAGTTATGACATTTCCATACTCTGTCATAAACACACGATCATCATCATCAACCATCATAATTTCAGCAAATTCATATCTATCATTTGTGGTATCTTTAACTTGAACTATTGCATAAGCAGCATCAAATTCTTCACTGTAACTACCAACACCGACAGGATAAGGTGCAGACCTTGCTGGTATCTTTGATCCTTGAGCAATTAATGATCCATTCCTTAATGATACTGTTCCTAGACCTGTGTATATTTCAGATGATATTCCTATGGTAACTGAATTAATATACGCAGTCACAATACCAGCATTTGGTGTAAATCCGATTTGAATTTGAGCAGTGGTTCCGAGACCAACAACATGTGGTCTAAATGTTCCTAATGGTTCCGCAGCGAGATTGTCTCTTCTGTTGTGAATTGTTAATTGACCATATTGTTCAAATGCTACAGTGGTTCCTAAACCAACAGCACTTTGATTCATGATCATATTCAATTCATTATACTCAACTGTTCCCTCACTTGTTGCTATAGAGACGATTACTTTAGCAGATCTAGGGTTATGTAACTCATCAAGTTGACCTGTTGCTAATCCTGTTGTAGATGCTGTTCCTACGGTGGCCACAATGACCTCACCACCACCTTGAGAGGATCCACCTAGTGTTGTGGCAGCACCAATATGAACAAGTGCTGAAGTTGAAGAAGCTGCTCCTACAGAAGTTGATAAACCTAAAATTTGTGTTGTCGCACTTCCAACAAGTTCGTTGAGATTATATGAAAGTGTTACCACATTGTAATTATTAAATTCGCTCTTATTTGGGAAGAATCTAAGAACTGCTTCACTACCATCAACAGTAGAATCCATAGATCCAAGATCTCTGACAGTATCTACTTGACCATACTGGTTAATCATAGATTGACCACTAATTGGATCAAACAATGCGTTAACCATCATCAATTGTCTCTCACCATTGAATAGTCTATCTTTCACATAGACCATAAATCTATTTTCTTTATTTCCTGAGATAGCATATCTACCAACTTCAGAGAATGCTGTATTTCTTGGTTGATCTTGGAAAGAATCACTAATATTATCAATTTTGATAACTCTATTTCCAACAGATTCAGCATAGTCAATTAATATACGATTCTGAAAAGTAATCTCATCAGATAAGTTACCAGAAGCAGGAGACCTTGATTTTAAATTTTCTGTAACTAAGTCAAAGTTATTAACCTCATGTAAACTCTCAAATCCTCCCAGATCAATGACACCAGTAACTGTTCCAGCAATACCAACAACCATTGATGCCTTGTTAGCGACTGGTAGATTAGACTCCACTTGTAAATTACTGAATTTTTGGAATCCTGCAGTATGAGTTAGAGTATTAACAATGTCTTTCCATTTTTCCATGAATACTCTAGACTTGATAGCATATGCAAATCTTTGATAGTATTCATTATCATGTGTCACTTGTAAAATATTACTTAAGAATCCAGTTTCATATTCCCAACCATTATTGACCATGGAGAAGTAGTCAACTAAGAAATTAGTATCAAATGTAAGAACTATCTCAGATACTAATCCTTTAGCACTTGTTTCTGCAGATTCTATTAATTTACCAACTTCAAAGTCACTTGCTGCCTCAACTGTCAACCACTGACTTGCAGGATCATATTCTGCAACAAGACCAGACACTGGGCCAACACTGGTTTCTGAGGTTAAGGTTTCATTTGCATTAAATGTGTTAGGTTGTAATTCTACAGAGAATTGTGGAAAGTCTCTTTCTCTTACCAATACTGCTGATGATAGGGTAGAATCAAAATTACCAGGTATTTCTCCGCTAGGAACATTTCCACCCATACTATAAGTTACAACACCAACGTTACCAAGATTCTCATGAACCTGTGTAACTTCAAATGTGCGATATTCATATCGATCAGAATTATATCCTTTTCCTGTAGAACCTACTCCAACACTAGCTTCCTCTACAAAAACTCTATCACCAACTTCGATTGGGAAGTTTTCTGTTACACTATATGCAACTTTTAATGTTGCTGCAACTGTATCTGTTGTTGCATCATAAACTAAATTTGTTACTCTTATTCCATTTGGATTATTAACAGGAATAATGAAAGGAGTAACGTTATTCAATCCAAAAGTATTTTCAATAATATCTACATATCCTGGCACATCTGGAGTCTCTAAATTATACGCTAAATCAACATCATTATCTTTTGCTCTCGTAACACCATCCAAAACAACTAATTGTGGTGGTTGATTATATCCTCTACCATAAGAAGTAATACCAACTGATTTAAGACCAGATAGTGCAGATATCTTAATTATTTGAGGGAGTTTTGATTGAGGTCTTAATGTAAAATCTGATGGATAATCAAAACCAATATTTTCTAATTTTGTTGTTTTAGGAACACCAATGGATGTACTAGATGCCTCTAAAATAGCACCTGTTCCTGTGTCAGAGGTGACAGTGGAAACACCAGGTAATCTTTTATATCCCTTTCCTGTTAGAGATATAGAAATAGCTGCTATAGGGCCGTATGCAGTTTTAGATGTAGTGTCATAATTTAATATTGTTGTGCTTGAACTCTCATATGATGGTTCCTCTGGGAATTTATCTAAATCATATGTAAATGTATTATCAGAATTTGCGATGACATTAAATTGACCATCATAACGACTGTTTCTAAAGTTTAATGAATTATTACCAATGATACCTCTATCTAAAACAAGTTCTTTATTTACATCAGGGTTAGAAGAATCTGTATTTGCAACTAAGTTATAGTATAATATGTCAGGTGTATTGTTATTATATGTAAGAGTTAAAGCTCCATCAACACCAACAGTTCCAGTTCTAGTTACATTAAATGATGATGAATTTCCATTTGATTCATATTCATGAACAAAATTATAATCAGTATAAAGTTCAAATCTAAATGCAGGTAAAGTATCAGTAACCTTTGTAAATGCCAGTGAAGAATCTGATAAATCAAAAGTTATAGTTCCACTTCTATAAAACTCTATTGGTGGGTTGACAAGATTTAATGTTCCAGTTAATCCACTACCAGCATTAGTAATAGGAACAAACTTTGGTCTTCTTTGTTGAGTTTGGAATCTACTTCCACATAATTTAATTTTATCTTTATTGATTACATATACAAAATATTCTTCATCATTAACTAAACCACCCATAGGATCAGATGATGTATGGATAACTCTTTGACCAGTTACCATCTCATGACCTAGTATTTCAATGGCATCTGGTATCCCAGATGTCACCACAGAAGTGCTAACACCAGCAGAATAAAAATCTAATGTTCTTGCTACTAATTTTCTATTTGCTGCGTTATATTTGATGGGAACTGTTGTGGTGATTCCTGCATTTACAGTTAAGAAAACTCTATCATTATGTTCTAATCCATGACTACTTGCAGTTGCAACGGTAATTTTATTTCTTTCTATAGATCCTTTAACAGTTTCATCATATGATAATTTTAAACTGTGATGCACACCAGTTCCAATACCTGTAAAGTATACCAGACCTTGATTTCTGATAGTAGTTCCTATACCTACAAATACATCCTCTGGATCTAAACCATCACCTGGTGTTCCTACACCAATTCTAACTGTAGACAATCCGATGAAATCATCATTAATCCTAGCGACAAATAATGGTGTTGCCTCTGGTAAATTAGCAGAGAATCCATTTATATCAGCGTTTGCACGATTTGTTGAAATTGCAATTGAGTTACCAGTATTTCTTTGATATGTTACTTTATCTCCTGTGTTAAATTTGTGATTAGGTAAACGTATAGTTCTAGCAGGTATGAATATTTGAGATAAACCACCACCAGGATTTGAAATAGAAACTGTAGTTCCAATACCAACACCGTCAGTATCCGCAATACCTACTGACTCTATTGGGTTAAAGTAATATTCAAAATCTACTTTATTATCAAACTCAGTTGTAAAACCAACATCTATTTTAAATGTTCTAGGATCCTCTTCTATTGAAGTTCTAATAGTGTGACTTAATCCAATATGGCCAGGAACTTCGACACCTTGCTGATCTCTTAATACTCTTACTCTAGAGTTAGCAGCGTCAACATTAAGTATTTTAACTTCCTCTTGTCTTGTACCAATACCAACCTTTAATATATCATTCTCTCTTAAGTTGAGATTGTTGAGATTATCATTTGGTGATGGTAACTTACCACCAACATTAAAGAAAGTAACTAATCCTGTTGCAGCAACTGATCCTATACCTTGAGATACTATTAATTTTGTAGATGAAATACCAACTGCATAAGTTCTTTGTTGAAGATCAGAACTTGTTGTTGACATTCCAGATATGAAAACTTTTTCTCCATTTTGTAAACCTATTGGTGTAGTATGAACACCAACAAATCTACCTTTCTCCTCAGCTGGATAAAATTCAATATTGTTTAATTGTGTACTAGTAACAGATATTGTTCCTATACCAGGCCCTTTTACCTTTGATACTTTTGCAACAGTTTCAAAATTATCAGCAACTTTTTCCTCAAAGACAACTTTATCATTAACTTGATATAAGGATCCACCAGTAACGATTCCAACTTTATCTACAGCACCCTCAGATGCATAAACAATAGTTCCCTCTTGAGTTACATACTTATAAGATTGACTAACATAATCATATGAACTATCATCTTGAAGTAATTCATATGGTTCTGTATTTCTTACCCAACCAGTTTTATTAAGATTAATTTCATCTTGATTACTCTTTGATAGAAAATTAAACTCATTTGGTTGAGCCCAGAAGTTTT